AAAGAAGTTGAAGAATCCGAAATTAAACCAACATTTGATCAACCTATAAAATTCAAATCTAGAAAATTCAAATTCACTGAAAAACAGGTAAGATTATTAGACCTGATCCTCAGCCCCGAAAATAAAATTATATTTATTTCTGGCCCAGCAGGAACATCCAAAACATACGTATCTCTTTACGCTTCTCTGCAAATAATGCAAGAAAAAAAAGAAAAAGACTTGATTTACATTAGAAGCATCGTGGAAAGCGCCGATAAAGGACTGGGTTCACTTCCTGGAGATATCGCGGAAAAATTTGATCCGTTTTTAATGCCCTTATACGATAAATTAGAGGAAATAATTCATGCTGGAGATATTGTTTTCTTAAAAAACGAAGAAAAGATATCAGCCGCGCCTATAAATTTCTTAAGAGGGGCTTCTTGGAACAATAAATTGATCATTGCGGACGAAGCGCAAAATTTTACGTTCAAAGAACTAACCACTTTGATTACTCGCATTGGCGAAGATACAAAAATCATTATTTGCGGCGATTTTATGCAAAGCGATATCAATGGCAGAAGCGGATTTAAACAAATGTTTTCCGTATTTGATGACGAGGTTTCGAGAAACAATGGCATATGCGCTTTTGAGTTTGACGAATCAGATATAGTAAGAAGCAAAATACTTAAATTCATTATTAAAAAATTAAATAGTTAATAAATTGTGTAATTATTATTGATAAGAATACGGCCACGCTCAAGCTGCGAAAAGCATTCAATAAAAGACCAATTTCTTATTTTTTTTTAGAAAAATATAATTTTTTACTTATATATCATGTATAAGTATGAATTATATTTTTTGCTCTAGTTGTGGCTCAAAAATTGAGTACAATCTTTCTAAACCAAATTTCTGCGTGAAGTGCGGATTTAATCTAGGCTTCAAAAAAGAGTCCTTGGCAAAGAAAAATGACTTTGTTGAGTCGAATGATGAATTCCTTGAAGAAGATGAAACGCCTTGTGATTCTGTACCTAGTATTAGGAAGCTTCAAGTAGATATAGAAAATGATATTGAGAATAATTCTTTTTCTTTTGGTTCTTTGTTTGGAAAAGATTCNAAAAAGACTTTNNTAGGTAGAAATAGAAAGTCTTTGGAGGATTTTGTCAATGACAGAAGATAAAAAAACTTTTGAGGATTTTTCTGATTTNATTTCTGATTGCGTTAAAAAGCAAAAGAATAAATGGCAGTTGAATGCTATTAATTGGTTNGATTTNGAAGATGTGGAGCAGATNATAAAGCTGCACATATANAAAAAATGGCACATGTGGGATCANGAGAGACCATTAGAGCCGTGGATAGGNAGAATAATATCTAATCAGATAAGAAACTTAATACGCAACCATTATGGCAACTATGTAAGACCTTGTTTAAAGTGCCAATTCAATACTGGCGAAAATGGCTGTTCGGCAACCAATAGCAAAAATCAAGATTCTCAGTGTAAGTTGTTTGCAAAATGGTATAGTCAAAAGAAAAACGGTTTAGATTTAAAAATAACACTATCAACAGAAAATCATTCAAATGAAATGGGTCAAGCTATAGATGGCGGGTTTTCTTATGATTTGTCAGTTGAGAAACTAAATCAATACATGAAAAAAGAATTGAGCCAAAATCATTACAGAGCTTATATCATGTTATTTTTTGAAGATGGCACAGAAGAAGACGTTGCCAAGTTTATGGGTTATAAAACCACGGAAAAGAAAAGAAAAGCTGGTTACAGGCAAGTCAAAAACCTAAGAAAAATTTTTAAAGCTAAAGCGGAAGATATTATTAAAAAATACGACATTATAATAAATGAATCTCACTAAAGAACAAAAAGATTTCTTAACTGAAAATCAAAAAAGCAACCTATCATTGATTGAGTTGACTCAGAAATGTTTTTCTAATGACTCCTTAGATGGAAGATGCAAGGAAGGTCGTTTAGTTAGGCAATTCTTAATAGACAATGGTATTAAATTTGCCACTTCGAAAGTAGAAAAGAAAGAATCTATTGTTTTTACAAAGAAACAAAAAGATTTCATCATTGATGAAGCGACAACGGGGCTATCATCTTTAAAAATTGCCGCCATTTTGTTTCCTGATACTCAAGTTAAGTCTTTAGGTCTTGAACAACGGGCAGTGCTTGAAATTTTAAGGGAAATTAACCCTGATATAGTACCAAGCCAAGATGTTGGTTTATTAAATAGTTATATTGGTCCAAAATCTTCATCTAGAATAATTAAAAAAATAAATGATTCAACTGGATCTAATATCGAAGAAGGTAAGGTCAATAGACAATTCCAAATAAGAATAGATAGGTTAGGTATTAACTTAAATAACTCCCGTTTTATTCGCGTAATGAATAATTATCTATCTAGAGACGATAGAGAATTGTTTGAGCAAGAATTTGTCAGATTAACTTGGGATAAGCCAGATCTTACTGCTGACGAGATAAATTTATATTTAAATGTCTGCAAAGAGATAATAAATTTAGAAGTAGTTAGTAAACACTTAAACAAATTAAACGAATTATTCGATGAGGCTAATGATCAGAGTGATATGACAAACAGATTGTCTGAAATCATAAAATCAAAGAGCAGCGAATACCATCAATGCGAAACTAGGATTGAAAATCTAACAAAAAAGCTTCAAGGTGATAGAGCGGAAAGGATGAAAAACAGAAGCAAAGAAAGTGCTTCAATTTTATCAATAGTTCAATTATTTCAAGAAGAAGAGGAGCGCAAAAACATGGTGCGTATTGCCGAAATGCAAAAAGCGCTAGTCAAAGACGAGGCAGTTCGTCTTGAGGGAATGGCAGAATGGAAAGCTAGGATTTTAGGTTCACATATGGATGATGTTATTTGATTAAAATTTATTTATGAGTTTTCTATGCGAAGAGTGCAATCAATCCTTTGATTCTTTAAAAAGTTTACATTGTCATGTTAAAAAACATGACATGTTAATTGGCGATTACTACGTCAAACACTTTAAACGTAAAAATAAATTAACTGGCGAACTTTTGCCATTTAAAAATTACGATGANTATTTTGAAAAAGACTTTTCTCAACCTNATCAATTAAAAGAATGGTGCGATTCTGCCCCAGACGGAGAAGTCAAAAGATATATAATAGAAATATTAGACAAGAGAATAAAATCAAAAAAATTAAAGTCTGGTTTAAGTTCTGTTGAGCTTTTTACTTGTGGTTTTCCAGATATTGATGTTTATAAAAAATATTTTGGCAGCTATACTGACGCATGTAAGAATTGTTTAACTGAACCCATGTACAATGGTAAGCTGCCGAAAGAATTTTGGAATGATTACTCAAATACTCCTATACTTATTGATACAAGAGAGCAATTGCCGCTTTCTTTTAAAAATTCAAAAATATTAAAACTAGATGTTGGCGATTATGCGGTAGGCGGCGATCTTTATAATTATACTTTTGTCGATAGAAAGTCTTTTAATGATTTTTGCGCCACAGTAACACACTCGTATGCTAGATTTGCGAGAGAATTAGATAGATGCAGAAGTGTGGGTTGTTATTTGTTTATTGTCATCGAAGCAAAACTGGATTACATTGATAAATACAACAAAAACAGCTATAAGAAATTCAATTTGAACTATGTATTTCATAGTATGAGAGAGTTGCAGAGGCAATATAGTGATTGTTGCCAATTTGTTTTTAGCGGATCAAGAGAAAAAAGTCAAGAGCTAACTCCAAAACTTTTAGTTATGGGTAAAAAGCTCTGGAAAACAGATATGCAATATTTCTGGTCAAAAAATTTAAATTAATACAATATGTCTTGGGAAACAGGTATACAAAAAAGGAGAAAAACATTTCCAAACATCAATCAGGAATTAATGGATGCGGAGGGCTTTCTAGAAGAGGCAGATGCCAAAATATTGTTTTATAAATTCCTTAGAGAAAACCCATCATTTGCCGCAGAATTATTAACGGGCATAAGATTATTCCCATTTCAGCATATGGCTATTAAAGCAATGATGGAAACTGATTACTTTTTGGGCATTTGGTCTAGAGGTCTTAGTAAGTCCTTCTCAACCGCTGTTTATGCTATTCTAGACTCTATTTTACATCAAGGAGTTCATATTGGCATCATTAGTAAATCTTTTCGTCAAGCAAAAATGATTTTCAATAAAATTGAAGAGATATCCCTTAATCCCAAGTCTGAACTATTCGCACAAGCCATTACTAGAATTTCAAAAAGCAATGATCAATGGACGATGGAGATTGGAAGAAGCAGAATAACCGCTCTTCCTCTTGGAGATGGCGAAAAACTTCGTGGTTTTCGTTTTCAACGAATGATTATTGATGAGCTTTTGCTTATGCCCGAAAAAGTTTTGAATGAAGTTATTATGCCTTTCCTTTCTGTTGTAGAAAATCCTACGGAAAGGCAAGAAATTTTTGATTTGGAAACAAAGCTTATTGAAAAGGGGGAAATGGCAGAGAGCGAAAGGAAACAATGGCCAAATAATAAAATTATAGGTTTATCTTCAGCATCTTATCGTTTTGAACATTTATTTAAGATATACAATCAATATGAATCTTTAATACTAAACGAAAATAATCAAGATGGGGCGCATAGAACCATAATGCATTTTAGTTACGATTGCGCTCCAGACCAATTATATGATCAAAATTTAATCAATCAAGCAAAAGCGACAATGAGCGAGTCTCAGTTCGAAAGAGAGTTTGGCGCGGTTTTTACTGATGATAGTTCTGGATATTTTAAAGTAAGTAAGATGATGACATGCACGATCCAAGATGGAGAAGGTCAGTGCGTTGAAATAATTGGCAATCCAAATGATAAATACATCCTCGCAATAGATCCATCGTGGTCAGAAAGCGAGGGTTCTGACGATTTCGCTATGTTGCTGGTCAAACTCGATGAAAGCAAGCCTATAGGCACTGTAGTGCATAGTTATGCCATGTCAGGGACTAGTCTGAAGAGTCATATTACATACCTTGCTTATTTAATCAATTATTTTAACTTAGTGTCAATTGTAGCTGACTATAATGGTGGAGTTCAGTTTCTAAATTCGTGCAATGAGAGTGAAATTTTCAAACAAATGAATTTAAAGCTAGATACTATTGATGCCGATTTTGATTCCCCACAGGAATATGAAAAAAACATTAGAGACGCTAGAAATCAATACAATTTAAATACAAAAAAAATAGTATATTTAAGAAAACCAAGTTCTCAATGGATTAGGTTTGCTAATGAATCTTTGCAATCGTCTTTTGATCATAAAAAAATATTATTTGCCTGTTCTGCGATGGATGATGACTATAACATCCAAAGAAAATCTGTAATACCAATTAAAGATTTGAAATACATTAAAAATTCAGATGACAATCAACCTGATGGAGCAAAAATGATTGATTTCCTTGAACATCAAAAAGATATGCTCGATTTGATCAAAGTTCAATGCGCTTTAATCCAAGTTAACACTACAAGTCAAGGTACTCAGAGTTTTGACCTACCTTATAATTTAAAAAAACAAAGAGGATCAGACAAAGCAAGAAAAGACTCTTATTCAGCATTAATATTAGCTAATTGGATGGTCCTCGTACATTGGGACATGATGAATCAAAAGGCTGAGAATATTCAGACAACATTTACGCCAATGTTTATTGGATAATGAATCGAAAGTCGAAAGTCAACTTTAATACTTTAGAGTGTAACTTATAATAAGTCATGTCAAAAAGGAACTATAACAAAAAGTCGGAGTATTGGGATAAATTTGCAGATCCAATAAAAAATTTAGTTATTGGCGAATCACAAGCAGCTTTTTCTCCAGATTTATTGGGAGATCCTTTTTATGTTTCTAGCGCATCTTATTCAACAACATCTTTAGCTTCAAGCAGGGGGCTATCTTCTCCAACGACACAGACAAGAATCAATAGATCTGCTGTTTCGGATACTATCGATAGGTTTAGTAGCATAAGAAAAGGTTTATTGCCATACAATTATGCTTCTGATGGAGTTAACGTCAGAGAGGCTATAGAGTTATGTCAAAAAGCTTACGCAAATGTTGCTATTTTTAGAAATGCAATAGATATAATGTCTGAGTTTGCAAACACAGAAATATTTCTTGAAGGCGGCACTCAAAAAAGCAGAGACTTCTTTTACGATTGGTTGAAAAAAATAAACATTTGGAATTTAAAAGATCAATATTTCAGAGAGTACTATAGAAGTGGAAATGTTTTTCTTTATCGGGTAGATGGTTCATTTACCATTGCTGATTTCATGAAACTAACTTCTTCTGGAACACCTCAAGATAAATTTGTAAATAAAATACCAGTTCGATACATTATATTAAATCCATTTGATGTGGTCGCAAAAAGAACTTCGACTTTTGCTGTTGGAGCTTATGAAAAAATACTTTCTGAGTATGAAATGTCCAGATTGCAGAATCCAGCGACAGAAGAAGACTTGGAAATATTTAATGGTCTGCCAAAAGACGTTCAAGATTCAATCAAAAAAGGTCAATACTATAAAGATGGTTTAAAAATAAAAATAGACCCGCTAAAGCTTTCATATTCTTTTTATAAAAANCAAGACTACGAACCATTCGCTATTCCATTTGGTTATCCAGTTCTAGAAGACATNAACGCAAAGCTTGAGCTTAAAAAAATGGATCAAGCCATTACCCGCACGGTTGAGAATGTTATATTACTAATAACAATGGGTACTGAGCCAGAAAAAGGCGGAATTAACCCTCAAAATTTAAATGCGATGCAAAACCTTTTCAGAAATGAAAGCGTAGGCAGGGTTTTAGTTTCCGACTATACCACAAAGGCTGATTTTGTCATACCAGATATAAATAAAGTTCTTGGACCAGAAAAATACTCTATTTTGAATGAAGATATTAAACAAGGTCTTCAGAATATTGTTGTTGGCGAAGAAAAATATAGTGCTACTGAGGTAAAAGCTCAAATATTCTCTGATAGACTAAAGGAATCAAGATATGCCTTCTTAAATGATTTCTTACAAAAAGAAATTAAAAGAATAGCTTCTGATTTGGGTTTTAGGTCTTATCCAACAGCTTCATTTAAAGATTTGGACATGAGAGATGAGACTCAGTTGATGAGAGTGTCCACAAGACTCATGGAACTTGGCGTTATAACGCCACAGCAAGGAATGGATATGTTCCACAATGGACAATTCCCGAAATCAAATGAAATAGTACCAGCGCAAGAATCTTTTGTCGAAGAAAGAAAAAAAGGATTCTACAATCCAATCGTTGGAGGNGTNCCAACAATATCGCCGCCAGATATNGCGCCAAAAAATGGCAGNAAGAATTCAACAAACAAAGTTGCTGGTCGCCCAATTGGTACAACTGGGATTCCCATTGTCAAAGCAACTTTCTCAAGAAAAGATATACAAAGAGTGATTGGAGAAATTGAGAAAATGAGAGCATCCGCTAAAAACGATTTGAAATCATCTTTAAATATCAAAAAATTTAACAAAAATCAAGAATTAATGTTGGATAAGCTATGCGAAGCTATCATTTGTTCTACAAGTATTGAAAAATGGGGAGAAGAAATTAATTCTTGTGTAAAAGATTCAGAAAACATAAATAATTTAGGTCTAATTGCCGAAATATCAACCATTTCGGATGATCATCAACTAGATACCTACTCTTCAGCAATACTATATCACAGTCAACAAAATGAAAATTAATTTAAACGAAATCAAAACACCATTAGAAAAAAAAGTCACCTTCAATAACGGAGAGGTGGAAATTTCTTTGTCAGCAATGGATGAAAAATCATCTAACGTATACAAGACCTACATGAAAGAGTGTGCCGTCGATGATAAGATGTTTGTTGACACTTCAAATATGGACAAAGAATCAACAATGAAGGCTTGTGGTGGTTCATTTGAAAAAATGAAGGCTATGCTTATGGAAGAATCCAATTCTGGCGGTCTTACTCCAGGCCAAAAGAAACTTCCACCAGCCCTACAAAAAGCTATTTTGAAAAAAATGGGTGAAAATGTCGATGAAGAGGATAGTGATGATGGCGAAGACAAAAAGGATAAGTAAAAATAAACTACATGGATTATAAATACACTGCATTTTTTGAAGCATCAATAAATGCTTGTAAAATCAATGAAAACTCTTTTATATCCAATGCTTCTTTAGAAAATCTCGATTCTCTAATACCTCAAGGCATTGACTATGAAACGAATATTGATTTGATTGGCGTTTCCTTTAATGCTGCTGTTGTAAACATGTTTAATAAAAATGGCGATGGGATGGATACGCAAACCGCCCTCGCATTTACTAAAAATTTCTTACATAAGCCTACTAATATTGAGCATAATAAAGAAAGAATAGTTGGTCACATNGCAAGCGCTGGATTTAGCAGCTATAAAACAAATGAAATTTTAAATTCGGAAGAAATAGGNGATAAGAAAGACCCNTTTAATATAGCCTTGGGTGCNGTCGTTTATAGATCAGCAAATAAAGAGTTTATTGATTTAATAGAAAGATCAACNGANCCATCTGATACTTTATTCCAGAAGATATCGACAAGTTGGGAAATAGGCTTNACTGATTACGATTTAGCTGTTGGCAGTAATANATTAGAAGACTCTAGGATCGTTACTGACAAGAAAGAAATCGAAGAGCTTAANAAATGTTTAAAAGCTTATGGTGGCACTGGAAAAACAAAAAAGGGTGAAAATATTTTTAGGCTAATTAAAGGCGAAATATACCCATTAGGCATAGGATTTAC